CCCGAAAGATGATTGAATTTAAACACCAACCGGCCCAATGGTTTCCCTTTGGTTGGCGTTACATGTCGCCCACATGCGCTGTGGGTGCTGGCTATAAGCTCTGTTTACTAGTTCTTGCGCGGTGCTGGCAAATCACTTGGCGATCAGCAGTGTGGCTCGTAGTGACTGTCCCTCCTCAGGTAATGCCATCAACACGCGCTAGAACATTTTTGGTATATGGACCGCTAAAGAAGTTCGGTCCTCCCAGGTATGATCCCATTCCTCTGGGAGCGTGGTGCACTCGGTGGTTGTCAGATCCCACTTCTTGAGAATATTCTCAATGGCGACTTGGCGCCATTCCTCGACCCCAAAGGCTTCCTCAAACCAGTGTCGAGCGACATCGCTGATGGTGGCTGCATCTCCACTGCTGCCAACCTTGTCTTCCCATCCCTCTCCAAACTCGGCTCTCATACGCGCCGCCAGCCCTGTATCTATGTTATTCAAATTGGCTGTCTCACCGCCCGATATACGGATGAGAGCTTGGGAATATGCTTGCAAGACGGGAACCCCTGAATTGAGGGCCAGTTCACACCGGCCCACTAGCCCCGCCATTGGACGAACCAATCTCGGGTCATTCCAGTGCCTCGTCCCAGAGCATGCTTGGGACAACACCTTTCTCCAGTCGCGTACCATGATGTTACCAATTCCATTGTGTACCATGCGAGCCTGGCAGAAGACAATATCTTCTAATCGATGCGCTATATTCTCCACCTTCACTTCTTGACCGAACGAGCGGAACAACTCGGGTAACATAGCCAGTACCCTCTCGAGATCGCGTTTCTCGAGAAACAACAACAAATCGTCGCCGTCATCTAACAAACTATACCGCTTGACCAACGCTTTCTTCAGACCTGCCATCGCTTGCAAAATCATGATGACGCAATTTCCAAGGGCCGTATTGATGTCACCAGACATCCGGCCTCCAGACGTTGTATACTTGACCCCTCCAGCAGTGCGACACTTGTTACGCTGTTGCCACTTTAATAGCCTGTCCAACTCGGGTTGCCCCGGATGTACTCTGGTATAAAGTGAATGCTCGATCTTCAGCATCTCCAAGTTCACATGCTTGTCAAAGCGGCTACAATCAAGCGATACGCAGACAGGTTCATCGAACAATGCCCACTTCTCCTTGATCAGCTCAGCTCTTTGCACTTGGTTGAGTCCCTTCGCAACGACACGAAGTCCATCCTTGCCGACTAGATTGTATATTGAATGCTCAATCGGTCTCAGGTACTTCGCGATCACCAAGTTATACCTAGGCGATCTGGCTTGGATCATCCTTGGGTCAGGATTGATCTTAACATTCGGGTCAAACTTCTCGGCTTTCACAAAGGCCTGTATGCGCGCATCCCCAGCGTCCAATGGCAACCTGGCGAGGCTGTCATAGGCGTCCTGATAGCGACGCTTCCTAGCACCTTTGAAAGACTCAAGAACCTGCTCCAAGGTCCAAGCTTGTTTATGGCCGATTTTCTCTGCCATGCGTTTCATCTGATAACGCACGAGGGCCAAGCCCTCCTTCGTTGGTACCGGCACCTCCCCCAAAACCCTATTGCGCGCAGCAACAATCTCGTTGCAAACGCACGGCGAATGTACAAAGCAATTCCATAGGTCGGGCACCGGCGGCACTATTCTAATAAGATAGCGACGATTATTATGCTCCCAATAATCCGGAGGGCGAAAAACCCCGTGTTCTGCTGCCATCACCTCAAAATGTTTTGGGTAGGCGCACACAGCGGGGATCCGGACTGGGCCCCTCTAAGCCCTAGGTAGTGCCCACGTCTTCGCCCACCATTGGCGAATCGCGGGGCCCTTCTCGGCGGCTAGTACTATACCAGCCCCAAGGGTAGCAGCGCCGAGCAATGCTGCGCCCATTGCCCGATGTCCGGACAGAGCGGTAGCAGCGGCGCCCACTGCGAGGGCACCAACGCTCCACTTCCATCCGCTCCCAACCCTCTGTCGGGTGCACGTCATGGTTGTGGCTGCCGCGTTGGCCTCCCCAATGAGATTCATTGCCCCTACGTTCCCGTAAAGGTCGATCAGTGCCTGCTCCTTCTCGTCTGGCACTAACGCTTCCAACACTGCATCGGTCGCGATTTCGTACATGCTCACCTGATCGTTGGCGAGCCCCAACTCCTCCCGATTCTTCATGAGGAAGGCCATCGCCTTTGACAATGCTGCCGCTGGCGTTCGCGCTGTCCTCTCCGTGGCGTACAGATATTGCTTTATGTACGCTACAGTCCGGGCCCTTGGGTCTCTCCAGACCCATGGCGCTTTCTCGTCGTCCAATAAAGGCAACGTCGGCGCTAGGGCTGGCAGGCACGGGGGGGGGGTTGAAGGTAAGGCCTGCACCACCAATTCGGGTGCTCGGCGGGTGGCCTGGAAAGGCACAAAATTTTCCGGAAAACCTCCGGCAAGCATAGAACTGACGTCCGTCAGAACTCCACTGTCCGCAACAGATGGGGCTTGTGCGGGTGGCAATCTTGGTGCTAACGGCCGTTGTTGTGGCCGCGCAATCGGCCGGCGCAGATTTCTCTGCCCGGCTACTGTCCCGCGGTTGTTCTTGCGCCAGTTTTGAATGTCAAATAACTCTGGGCGTGATCTAGCCAGTTTGACAATTGGGGTGGGTAATGTGAGG